CGCGCCTGCGCCTGCATTACTCATAATGCGGTAGGTCGCGGTATCGAGCCACGCGAACAGGCCAATCGTCAGGCCGTTGGCACCAGCAACAAAGCCGGTATTGCCATACACCTGAGAGGAAAGCGCACTTGCGCGGGGATTGGCCGAAGCAAAGTCACCTGCAACCGCCGGAGCCTGCAACGGGTTGGTGAAAGTCTGGAAAGAGCCGGACATCAGCGATGATCCTTATGCCGCGCCGATGCGCGAAAGTTGCGGGAATTTGTCCATTAGGGCAGCGCCCGACGGCTTGGCGTCGTTTGCCAAAACGCGACGTTCGCCGGGCTTGGGGATGGCCATCAGCAAAGCGCGATAGGCGGATTTGTCCACGCCAGAGAGATCAACCTTCATGTGATCCAGCGCCAGTTTGTAGATATCCGGCGCGCTGTCCATCGCCATGGGGACGGAGCCGATGATCGAACGGACATCATCACGGGCGACATTGGCGGCAACCATGCCAGCTTTCAACACGGCAACCCGCTTAGCAATCGCGGCATCCATTGCCTTCATGTCGTCAGCCTTCTTGTGCTCCGGCTCCTCTTCTTCTTCCTTGGCCCACTTTTCCAGATCGCCGTCCTTGGCCTTGTCCTTCGCGGCTTTATCCTTCGCCGATTTGGACTTTTTATCATCCTCGTCGTCGTCTTCATCGTCCGCTTTGTCGTCGTCGTCTTCCATTTCGTCCATGGCGTCCGCGTCTTCGTCGTCAAGCGAGTCCATGACCAGCTTCAAACCGTCAAGCTTGGCGTCGGCGGCAAGATGCGGCTTAACCATCTTTTCGACGATGGACATCACCTTGGGCTTTTGCGTCTGCCAATTGAGTCGGTTGACGCTGCCAAGCGCGCTATCCAGCGCAAGGACGGTGCCAGCCATAAGCTTGGGCTTCAGGAACGCAGCGAGCGCACCCTTCGCCAGAACGGCCTTGCGGGATTGAAGCGGCATTTGGGAACCTTCTTTGCTATCGTGGACCATGACATCAGGACCGGCGCGGCCCTCTTTAACCAAGGCGACGTGATTGGCACGAATATTGCGCATCACGCCATCATATCGCAAGCCTTTGTATTCGCCCGGCGTCATGTCGGGATCATAGGCGTAAGAGCACGACAGTTCGCATTTCTCTTGCGCCTCTACGTCGTCAATATCTTGCTGACGCCAGATGACCAGCGAGTTAGTCAGGAAAGGATCATTGAACGCGGCATCTGTCCCCGTGGAACCCGCCACAAGATGCTCTTTGGGATCGGCGGCGGATACGCCAGCGTGCCCCGAAAGCAACCGAATATTATTAAAGGTGGGTGCCGCTGCGGCCAATTCTTCCGGCGCGCGAAACATCTGATAAACGCGGGTTGGATCTAAGCCAAGCGCCTCGGAATTTGGTATTTCTTCGCCAAAATACGGATTGACCACGGCCTTAGAGATGTTCGTCACTGCCACATGCAAATGACCGAACTCGTCCTTATGGCGTGCAGATCGGTCAAACGCGAGCGTGGCGAGCGGCATCAAGCCCCCTGGGGTTAGCGTGGCAATAACCGTGCCAACACGCTTTGTCCAGATATATGTGATGCGCCGTTCGAAATACCAATATGTTGCGTTAGTCCAACCCTGGGATGACGGACCGAGACACGCATCGGCAATTTATCTCCGTTCCCGGCCATATCCGCTTGTTGATTGCAGGGTCCAACCACCCATCGGCGATAACGTAGCGCTTGCTGTTGTTAGCCACATGCGTCGGACGCGGCTGCTTACCCCCAGCGCTATGAAGCCATATCGCTTCGGTTATCCCCAATTCAGATTGACGCGCTTTGGTGATGCTCGCGGTCGCCTTGTTATTCTGATCCCGCGCGATAAATGCGGCCCGTCGCTTGGTCACGCCGAATTGCGTTTGAAGTTCCTGTGACAGCGAGCCAAGATCGCGCCCTACCTGGACCGAACGCATCACCGCGCCTTGCACTTGCGTCAGGTATTGCTCGGGGATGGATTTAATCAACGCCACTTGTTCGGCGATGGTGGCTTGCATCACCTCGTTGGCCGCTGGCGTCATTTTGAATTGGACGGTGAACCCCGCTTTACGCAGAGACGCGGCCATCGCCCGATCCGCGCCGTTAATGGCTTGGCCAGAGAATTTTCGGCTTTCACTCTGGGCAAACTCATTGAATTTGCGCTCCCATTCCTGGCCCAACCGACCAAACAAATCACGGAACGCAGCGGGCGAACTTTCATCCGATGCCAATACCGGCGTTTTGACACGCCACATCGCTCGAATGGCGCGGTCCACATCGCGGTTCATCCGGTCAATCAACGCGTCGAGTTTGCGCTGATAGGCAATCTGCACCCCCACATTAGGCCGCACGGGCGGAAGGACAATAGGGCGGCGTGTGGGAGCAATAAGTTTTGGGAACAGGGCGCACCTCTAGAGTTTCAATGGCCACTCAAGCCATATAGTTCTTGCGAACTCACTAGCTTTCTTCGATGTCGTTTAATGTTGGAATAAGCCGCCCCAACACCCTGATCTTTGGGAGATGTAAATCAATATTCATGTTGCGTCAAACCCCACTGTTAGCGCCCGTTTGGCCCCCGCTTGCGCCTTGCCCCGCGATCTTGTCCGCATCGTCGTCGTCAAGGTTTACCCCAGCGTCAAACATTCCCGGCGGTTCGGGGGCGGCACCTTTCAACCCGTGGTATGGGCTGAGCGGATCGGATGCTAGACGGTCGCGGACTTCATCATTCGTGACGACACCCTCAGTCATGTAAACCGCATCGGTATCCGCTTTGGTTTTTTCGACTGCCGCGCGGCCTGCATCGTCCAGTTCCCACAACGGCAAAAACTCATACCCGATGCCGGGGTCAATCTCGCCAAACTCGGATAGCTGAATAATCTCCAACGCATCGGTCAGGATTGCGCCGAACACTTTTTCTTGCAGGCTTTTGATGCGGTCATATTGAACCCGGATTTCGCCCTCGGCAGTCGCGTTCAGTCCAGTCGGGGTAATGCCCAGCAACCAAATAAGCGTCAACTGAGACACGCTGGCCATCTGCTCTTGCGCTTGGGCTTGGAGTTTGTCCAACGAGCCAAGCGGGGCCGAGATGTTGGTTAGGTCTTCGCTTTCCTTGTCAATCAGCATAACGCCCTTGTTATCGCGACCAAGGACGAAAGCCGCAATGCGGGCCATCATGGCACCCACATCCGCCGCCAACGCGTTGAAGTTGGTTTTCAGCACAAACACGGTAAACGCGTGCAACAGGTCGCTCACGCTTTGACGGGTCCGAAGCCAGTTGTCTACATATGGCTTAGCCATCTGCGACATCGATAAGCCGCCAAAATTGTATGAGGCTTTGAGAATATCTGGCACTTCACGCGAGCGGACAATCAACAATCGGTCGGCGTGAACCCGTTGGCCCATCACATACCATTCGGACGGCTGATAAAAATCGGGCTTTAGGGGGTTGGTTGAATTGTAGACGATGGGCGATACCCACGTCGGATCGACCGCGACAAACCCTTTAAGGCTGTTCTTATCGATCTTAGCGTTGGTCAATTTACCGGTTTTATCCCGCAGCAACGGCGTTTTCAGTTCGTCGGGATTGTCCGTCACCCCAAGATCGACGTAGATCATGCCCATACCCATGAAACCATCGAGAATCATGGCTTTGTTAAACGCCCCACGCAGATCGTAGCGCTTGATCGCTTCGTCGAGTTTTGTGATTTTGTCCGCAAGCGCACCGCTTTCGGTATTGCTGGCGCTTATTAGTTTGATCCATTTCCGCGTCATCAGCCCCGCGATAGTCTCGCTGATGTGTCGGTATTCCGGTCGCTGAGCCAATTCGGCAAGGTATGGGTAGCCGAGAAAATACTGCCCTTCGCCCCACACCCCAGCGGTTGCCCATGTCGCAAAGAATTGCTGCGCCTCGGGTTGGCCTATTGCACTGTCCATTGCCAGTTTAGGGCCATCAGGGATCACGCCCGGAGGCGGTTTGGGTAAGCCGGTGAACGGATCACGCGGTGGCGTGCCTGACCTCGTTCCAGTTTTCCGAGAAAGTTCGTCCAACATATGTTGCGTCACACGCAAAGGGGGCGAAGTCAGGTCTGGACGATCAAACACGGGGGCCATACGAGCCGCTGGGCTGGGTTGTGCGGCGCGCTGCCACCGACCCCTGATCGTCTTCCAGATATCCATCAACGCTGCCCCAGTGCTGCCAATAACTCGTTGGATATGGATATAGGCCGGTTTCCCAATCCAACGATAGAGAATGCTCGCGACAACGCGTCAATCTGATCGTCATACGTCCCGTTCGGAAACGCTGCCATTTCATCAATCAACACTCGGTTCCACGGCGCTTTGACTATCGCGAGGTTCCCGGCGTTGGCTTGTGAGATCACGGGATACGCGCGAGTGGCTTTATCCCCCTGTTCTGGGGTGATAATAACGTTATGTCCGGTTAAAAGCCGGGAATTTGCGAGACTTTTGGACTTTCCGGCGGCTCCAGGGTCTTGCGGTAGGCTGATTTTGACGCTCGGTGTGTCCAACCGATCTTGCGTGCTGATGTTCAAAAGCCACCCGTCAACCTCATCCGGCCCGCCCCTGTCGCGCCACGCGTCGAGGATGACATACAATCCACTTGGCAATCGCGCCATTTTAATGCGCGCTGACCAGTCGGGGTTGTTTGTGCCGATCTTTTTTGTCGCCGCAAAATCCCATCCACTGCCAATGGTCGCGCCCCGCAGGTTGGGCGTTTCGTCCAATATCTGAATGTTGGCGATCTTGAATAGCGCGCCTTCGGGAGATTTAGGGTCTTGCTGGAATAGCGATTGCCAATCCCGCATTGCGCCATTTTGCTCGTATTCGGCTTTCTGACTGCGAAGTTCCTGGCCGTATGGATAGTTGGGATCGTTATCCCACAACCATTCCCCTGGTGCGCGGCCTAACGGGTCATTATCGAGCGCTTGGGCTGGCAGGCTTACCACGCGCCATCTATCACCCTGAGCCGCAAGAAGCCTGCCGCCAAGGTCATCCTGGTGCCAGCGGGTCATAATGAGCGCGATTTTTTGCCCAGGCTTTGCACGCGACCGCAGATCGGCGTTCAGCCAATCCCAAGCCTTTTCGCGGTATGTCTCGCTTTCCGCCTGTTCACGGCCCCTCACAGGATCATCGATCATCGCCAGATCGGCGCGGAACCCAGCGATTGAGCCACCTATGCCGGTTGCCTTGTATTCCCCGTTATTCGTGGTCCCCCATAGGTCCACAGCATCACGGGTAAGCCCGTAGCCAAGCAGCGATGAATTCTCGACGATGATGTGTTTGACTTCGCGACTGATCTTGTCGGCATAATCGCCGGTATGCGATGCCCCTATGACGTTCTGATTGCCCTTGGCCAGCCACCACGCAATAAACAGCTTTGCGTAAAAAGATTTTGCCGATCCTGGCGGCATTGATACCATCAGCCGGTCATACGAGCCGTCAGACAAGCCCTGAAGCTCGTCGATTACCAATAGATGATGTGGCGCTGGCGTGCGGCCAAACGGCTTAAGTGCCTCAATGCAAAACGCCCGAAAGCTTTTCCTGCACTCCCTCCGATGGAGTATCAGCGCTGCCGCCTGCGCTCGCGATAGCGAGGAGATCGGCGTCTGTGGCTGCACTAACGGGGGTGGAGATGGCATGGTCAAACTTGTCCCTCTGGCCGAGTAGCTGCTTGCCCAGCCATATAAGCATTGTGGGGTTGCCTGCCTGTGCCCCCTGCCACTGCAACCGCCGCAGTGTGGCGCGGCCATGCTTCCGGCCCCGTTCGATAGCTTCGTTGATTTCCGGCTCAGCGGCCTTCCTGATGAAAAACGTCGCTTGGCATATACCCAGCACGGCAGCGATTTCATCAGGCGTGCATCCAATGGACGCGGCATTTTCCACGGCTTTGAGATCGATGGGCGTTTTAGGACGGCCCATGGGCTTGCGCTGATCTAGGGGAACGCGCTTAGACACTAGATGCTTCCTTTTAAACGGTATGGAATGTGAGACACTGTATCACGCCATACAAGTTACCGTCACTCGTTCTAACGGTCCATACCAACCCACCTAACCGCCATACGGTCGGCGTATAATGCGCTGTGGTCGGTCGTCAGGACCCGACAATCCGTCGGACCCGACAAAAGGGTGTAAACCCCCATGCAAAAGCTGATGGCCCCGATCAGCAGCGCCACACCCATCATCCTGATCAGTGTGTTCCTCACGGGCCGACCCTATCCACCAATTGCGCGTTGCATACGGCAAACGTTTTGCCGGGGACCACAAGTTCTTGCGCCGACATTTTGCAGATTTGCTCGGTCGGATAGGATGGCGGCGACCGGCCAACTAGCGTGGTCGTGCCAACGGCGTAAATGCTGAACGCCCACATCAAAACCATCACGCCGCATCCCCTTCCTCGGTAAACCCAAGCGCTTTAAGCGCCTCGACGGCTTTTACCACCCGTTCGGAATGCGCCAGTCGGTCGGCTTTCATCTTCTCTAGGTCGGCGGACATTTTCGTAACCCTATGCTCCATCGCGTAGATTTGACTGTCGATGTGTCCGCAGTCCTTACGGATGCTTTCGATGGACACATCGAGTTCGGTATTTTGCCCTTTGTATTCCCTGGAAATTCGCCTCACAGCCAGACGATTATCGCACGCGGCGGTTTCCATTCTCGCATCAGTCACCGTCGCGATAAACGGGTATTCCGGCGGGGTGTTCCATGATGTGTCTTTGCCGTCGCTACGCTTAAACGATTGCGCGACACCCCTCACCCACACTAAGTTTTTTGTCACGCGGCGGACAAGTCTTTCTTCCACACGCCATCGGCCAACGAGCACGACAAGATCATCGACCTTGATATTGTCCAGATGGTTCATTGGGTCCCCTTCCTCTTATTTCTGTGCCTCAGTTGCCTCTCAGCGGCGGCTACGCGGGCAGCGTCACAGTGAGCGCACTGACCTTGCGGGGCAAACCCTGAAACCGGCTTAGCGGGCTTTGCGGGCGGTGTGGGGTATAGAACCTCCATCATCGCGACACCGGTTGCTCGGGCAAACATCTGCGGAGATACCGTCCCCGCGCAGATATGTCCCCAGCCTCTACCGCCGCAGATAGCGCAGATTGGTATGGTGGCCATTTCATCTCCGGTTGTCAGGCTTAGCCTGCGTTATGTTATGTTACGTTACGGGTTGGGGTTCAAGTTTTGAGTTGTGTCCCCCTTAAATTCCGCCGTAGCGCCACACCTCTAACTCAGTTAGCGCATGATCCAGCGCATCCCGTAGCCGCTTGACCTCGGCCAGCATCAGTTCGTCGTCGCGAAGTCCTCGTCGCCTTGCGTTCGACGCCGATGCGTCCAATCCGCGATCACGTCGTCAACGGTGCGGGTCATCCGGCCCTCGCTTTCATCGCGGCGATGCATATCGCCAGTGGGGCGGTTGTGGCATTTCCATTAAACCAGCACCGGCAGAACATGCGTTTAGTATTGGTTATTTCAACCGTAGCAATCCACCGCTCTCGGGATGCACGCGCCAAAGAATAAAACCTCCACCCATCCGGCACCAGCCTCAGCGCGGCGTCGATCGAATCGGTGTAAGTCGGCGGTTCAGCGCGTTCGCATAATGCTATTTGCAAAAATCTAAGGCACTCGTCGGGCGTGGTTTCATCAGGGTCAATCGCCATCTCAATCGCCGCATCAAGCTCCACGTCCGGGCCTGTGGCGGACGTAAGCCGGGCTATCAGGTCAGTCATGTCCGATCCTCCGAAACGTTGTCACTGACACCCATGGGTTGGCATCCCATGCGCCGGGGCCGTTGATGGCATCCCACAGGCTGGCAAATTCGTTGACCATCCACTGATCAAACGCCGGGCCTTGGCCTCGAAATGCGCGGTGGTCTTTCCCCTCTGCCGCAATACCCCCCGTGGTGATATCATGAAGGCGCTCCACCCTGACGGCCTTGACCGACAACGTGATCCGGCTGGCCCAGCGCGGCATGTGAATGGAGGGTTTCGGTCTTGTCCAATCGCCTTCAACGGGATCGCCGTCCGCCCAATACCAGATCGGCGATCCACGATCCCATTGGCCGGGAGGTTTTGTGTCATCAGGCCATTCACCGCTAAAACGTTCCCGGACCCATAGGTGATCGCCAATATTCCACCGAGCAGGCGAATGGTCGTGCAACCATTTGTTGATATCGCCCGTGGGTTGCGGTTTCAAAATCCGCCGCGTCTGCGTTTTGCGCCCCGCCAGAATGGCGCGGACCATCGCGCCGCTGAACAGAATAGGCAATTCACGATGCGCGCCGGTCATACCCCTGATCTTGGTCGTGTCCCCGTCCTGGACTGATCGGCTGTTGGGGTTGATTGGGTTGGTCATTCTAACCTCGTTCGTTGGTCCATTCGGTAAATAGCTGACGGGCGCTTTCACAAGCCGCTCGCCATTCGTCGGACTGCTGCGCGGCGCTTTTAGATGGGTCATACAGTTCCAAACATAGCCCGCTTGCCACGTCGTAGCGCCGCCTGATGGCGTTTCGGTCTACAACTACCGCAAGGGCAGGGACCGACGCCAACTGGCTACGGTTGGGTTTGCGGGGCGCTGCCATAGGGCATAACATCCCCTTCAATCACTGTTTCGGGTTGTTTTTCAGGGATCGGAACGTCGGCCTCGATCCATTGGTAGGACCATGGCGCAACAACCATTGTGGTTGCCGAATTACATAAGTTATCCGCAATGTCGCCATCGGCTACGTCCGACGCACCCATAGCTTCGTAATTGCCATGGTGGTCCATTATCAGCAACACGCGGACGCGCTTGGTTTTTGCAGTCTGGCCAACGGCTTGGCCTAACGCATCGTTGGTCATTGCATCGTCCCCATATCGACTTGCATCCCCTTGGCCAGCTTTGCCAAACCCTGCGGCGTGATCTTCAGTTGCTCGACGATCCGATCAGTCCCATCCGGGTTTTTAATCGTCGCCACCTTGTGCGTCACATCGCCGGAATTTGAGCGGTATGCTTTGCCCAACCATGTGCCCGATCCGTTTTTGCGGTAAGCCCAGTCGTGCGATTGCATGTAGCTGAACAAATCCTTTGGCCGCACCTGCAACGCTTTTGCCGCCTCGGTCACAGACAGCGCGCCATCCGCCGTCGCGATCCGGTCCAGCGCCTCGGCCTTGGGTAGCGCCACGTCGAGTTGCGCCTTCTGCCGGTCGATGGTGGTTTGAAGGACCTTCATCGCCCGAAGCGCCAGTTCTTCCGGCGTTTCCTCTGCCTTGGCAACCATATACCCGCCGTCGCGGCGAATGGCTGGGATGACCTCGGATGTCACCCATTTTTGGAATGGACGGGCCTGCGGTTTGTCGCTTCGCATCATCAGCCGGTAAAGTCCGGATTCGCTAATGATGGTCGGCATCGCCCCAACAGTCCCTAACCCATTGATATTGCCACCCTCGATTAAATCGAGGGTATCCTTTTCATCATCATCCAATCGTCGGCTTCCATCCGACGGGTTGCCAATCCCAAGAATACGGCACACATCAACCAGCACGAACCACGGCTCACCGTCGCGACTAATCGTCCGCACCGGCTTGCCGTCAAAATTGTAAGGGATCAGGCTCATCGTGTTTTTCTCCTCGGTTGCTTGGGTTCACGGACTGGCGGCGGGTCAAACATTGCTGATGCGGCCCGACGCTCTAACCATGCATCAACGGCTGGCGGCGGGTTGCTGTGACCGTTGAGCCAGAGGCGGATGGTGCTTTCGTCCCATCCCAGTATTTTGGCTAGGCCACGCTGCGTCCAATGCAACGCGGCTAAACACTCACGGCGTCTGGCTAGTGTCACATTGTATCCCTGCGTTTGCTGGCTTGTTTGCATGAACACACTATTCCGCTTTATGCGGTTGATGTCAAACGCGAATTGCGTATCGCGCTATTTTGCAGCCGCCGGCAGTCGCAACACTTCCCGCATCTCCATCCATTCCCGCAGCGTCAACCCCGGCGGTGGGCTAACCACCTGCTCCCCAGCCAACAGCCTCCGCACCACGTCCAGCATCTGCGCGGACAGCGTGACCGCCCCAAGCCGGTAATCACGGAACGCCTGACACGCCATCGGCACCCACGCTTCGGTAATGCCCAGGATCACGTCGGCGTATGCCCGTATCTCGTATTGCGCGTGCGGATCGGCTCGCAGCGCCAGGAAGTTGAACAGGTTGTGAAGGTCGGTCTTCCAATACCACTGGGTATAGGTGTTCAACGTCAAGCTCATGCGGGCCAGTTCGCGAGCCAACCCTTTGCGATTTGGATCGCGGTCATCTCCTTCGTTTAACATCAGCTTGTAGCGCCCGTAGCTCCACTGAGCACCACCTCGCAAAAACGCCAACACTTCCTCCGCTTCCTCCCCCTCCAACACATCACCGCGCCCCTGCCGGTTGCTTGTAGCCTGAGCCGCCAGATGCTCCGGCGCGGGGACGTAGAACTCGTTGTCGAGGATCGAATATCGAGCGGACTGCTCGTTGACGCTGGCCATCCGATGCCTGATCCACTGCCGCGCGACGAAGATTGGCAGCTTCACATGGAGCTTGATCTCGCACATCTCGAACGGTGTGGTGTGCCGATGACGCATCAGATACCGGATCAGCGCCTCATCCTCGCGGACCGATTTGGCCCCCGAACCGTAGGACACGCGCGCGGCCTGCACAATTGCCGCGTCGTCGCCCATGTAATCGACAAACCGCACGAAGCCGTGATCGAGCACAGGCGTCGGCTCGCCAAGGATTGCCTCCAAGGCGGGCACGGTGGGGCGTTTGGTGGTATTCATTGGTCGTTCTCCCTATCCAGTTTGAGGATCGCTGCTTTGAGGTAGTTCGCTGTGTCTAGCGTCTCCTCATATGCGTGTTGCAGCCAATCGCGCAGGCTCAGCCCGGCCCCGTCCAGCGTCGTGCCGTATTTCGCGATGCCAACCTGTGACCGTTGCAGCAGATCGGCGCGGACGGCCTCGACGACGGCATCGCGAGGTTGCGCCAACGCGCGGATTTGGTTTTGGCGGTATACCGCGTCGGCCCAAAGTGCGCGCTCTTGGGCAATCAATGCAGCGTCTTCTTCATCTTCACTCACTGCCTTAACTCCTTGCTATCTCAAGTCCCATTCTATTGGGTGGTGTGTTCTGGGTTTTTGACATATCTCCCCCATCCGACGGTCAAATCGTCAATTTTCGTCACGGTTCCTAAGTAGGAAGACGACGCCGAAGCGTCGCCCATTCCACCGGTATGGAGCCATCCCGAGCCATCGACAGCAGCTTTGAGGCGTCCCTGTAGGGTCAGGCGGTTACAGGGTATGCGGTGTTGCAAGCGCCTCAGTATCTCCCCCTTGCGGGGCTGGCGGTGTTCCCAGCGGCACGGCTGCCGACCGATGGGAGTTGCAGTTGTTCTGCCCAAAATGTTCAGTCCGGGAGGTTCACCTAATGCGAGTAGGGCCGCGCGGTATTAAGCCCGATCCGCCAGCAAACAACGCGCTGGAACGAACTCAGGCGAATATTCACGAATGCCAGCGGAATTTGACTTGATCCATCGGGGGCGGCGTGCCAATTTTGGCGCATCGCTGTTGCCCTCTGGATTGACGCGCCCGCTACGCTCAATCAGTGGTCAAGGGACCTGAGAACCCCTCGACATAGGTATCATTCAGCACTGCGCCCGCCTTGTCAACACCGATGAGGCGGGCGCTTTCGTTTTACGGCGGAGTGTCGATGAAGGACGCTATGCGTTCGAGCCACATTGCGACGTGATCCGGGATCGGCGTAGCCCCTGCCGCCCATCTGCGAACCGTCCGGTCGTCAACGCCAATGACCTCGGCCAACTGGCGCTGCGACCATTGGAGCACATCTACGCACTCGCGGAACCGGTCAGGCGTCATTGGTGTCGGCCTGCACCAACGATCTCCACGTCTGGCAGTCGCCTCCGGCGTGCTGCGGAGATGACCAGCCGGTTGCCAGCCATACCGGCACGGGGAACCTGCATTGCCGCCATTCCGTCTCGGACTGCGGCGGGACGTAAACGCAATCGTTGCCCCACCAGATGCACGTTCCGCATTGGCGTTTGGTCTGTGTCATTCGCCGTTCTCCATCTCGCCATCTTCCTCGTCTTCGACAGACGGTTTTTCTTCGGCAAATCGCGTATCTGCATCAGACATCCGTCGATGATGCGCTTCCCGCGCCTTTCCTTCCGGCGTCGCGCGCCAGGCATCAAATCGGTCGGCTTCTTCTCTCAATTCCTGCTCACGCAGCTTGAACGCTTCAGCCAACGTCATGATTTTACCCTGCGGTTCATCAGTCATTCGAATATCCCTCCAAGTCGGTTGATCCGGTTTACGTCGCACTCGCGCGGGGCGAACGTGATGCTGCGACCCCACACGTCAACGTTGCCCATTGCGTCAAGCCGTAGCGGACATGTCGGGCCGCCCATGTCCGCGTCGTCACCGGCCAGATATACGCGCCCGTTGGTGATCTTGACCTCGATATACGGGCGCTGCTGCCAGCCGTCGGGGTAGTTCCCAAGCATCCATTGACCGCGAATCGTGTAGACGGACGGGGCTGGCAGCGGCTTCAGGCGACGGACGATCACGCGGCTAAGATCCGCTGTGTGATTGCCGCGCGCGCCTGATTGACCGCGCCGGGTTTCGTCTTGGCGAATCCGCAGAAATCATCAATGCCGAACGATGGCGCGCGCCATTGCCAGCCGCTGCGATACGTCTTGGCGACCTCGACGGCTACCAGAGCCGCGCGGGTTTCCGCCTCACGTCGTTCATCGTCGCATTGTGCCGCGCGTTGGCGGATTGCGCTGACTGCTTGGGAATCCGTCAGCCGTGCGAAATACGCGCGCGCGCCAGTTTCGTCGGACTCCAGAAACCGCTGGCCGTGGGTGGTATTGTCTGACAGGCAGTAGGTCACAGCCCATTGCGCCTCCTGCCAGCGCGCGCACGATCCGGCACTGACGTACCCGCGTGTCTCATGCGCGATGGTCACAATAGGGCATCCGTGGAGCGCGGCGGGCGCCTGAGCGACGATGGTGCGGTCAGCGTCCAGACCCTCGGGGGTGCGGCCTTGAGCGAGCCGGACCTTGCCTTCCGGCACCGGCGGCATCGTGTCACGCGTATATTCGGTCATGGTCACGCCCCCTTTAATACCTGCCCGAGTTGGTGGGCCGTCGCACGGATAAGAAACAGCGGTGACATCGTAGTGGCGCTGTCCCGCGAGCAAACTACAATACGTCCCGACGCGATGAACTCTTGCACACGCTTCAACGAGTCCAGCGCCGCGATTATGTCGGCGCGCTGCGATTTTGTGAGCTTGGCCATAGTTAGGATTCCTTCGGTTGCAGGCAGTCAATGAGACCGATGGCGGGCCATCAGCCTAGGCGATTGTCTGTCAGGATTTCGTCACGAGTGTCAGAACATAGGGGCCGAAGCCCCGTTAGTTAAAGATAACCGTAAAACCGCACGCCGCACCGCATGTAAATTTGGCTCAGCCCGTTCAAGATTGAACGATCACCTTCAACCCAATTGCTCGGAATTAACCCCATTTCCTGAAACATTTCGTTGTTTTCAGCTTCGCACGCCACGACGTTTGTGCAGTCGTAATTGCGCTTAATAAAAGCTGTGTTTTTGAAGACTTTCATCTGGGTAATCCCTCGATCTGGCTGGGCTAATCCCCTCGCCGTGATGTGTTTATGCCGCATAGCGCGGGATACGTCAACAGATAATTTGCGCGTGTGGCAAAATTATCTAGGTATCGCCCACGAAAAAGGCCCGCCCCCTCTGCAAAAGGGAACGGGCCGGGTTTTAGTGCGCCGCCCCCTCGGCAAAGGGGAACGGGCCGGGTTTTAGTGACAGACCGATTTTCCGAGCGGGGTCTGATGGAGAAAATACTCACGCTTTGCCGGAATATCAATGACAATTCGCCATCCCGGCGCACAAAAAAATGGCCCGACCGTTAGGCCGAGCCAAGTTTAGGGAGAAGAAAACGAACCAACGATGTGACAGCCGAAGCGTCACGCACGAGAGCATGATGGGCGATGAGTGGGTAAAGGTCAATACTAATCTGCCGCATCCTGCCCCGGCTCACGGAAATAGGGGTAGGCTTTCCGGCAGTGAGGCAGGCAGTAGGACCGGCCCGACAGCGCGGTATCGTCGCACATGCGGAACCCTGGCTTTCCTGGCTCACCTATCGGCCAGCAACACACCGTAGCGCGTCGAAATAGCACGGGCGGCGGCACCTGCGGGGGCGCGACATGGACGGGCTTTGGCGGCGTCCTGATCGGAACCACGACGGAAATTTCCGAAAGTTTCGGAAAGTCCGTTTCCGGTTTTTCCGAACGTTTGGAAACTTTAGGTTCGCTCGCCACCATTGCGGGCAACGTGATTTTCGGAGCGCGCGGCACATAATGGCGCTTAGGCTTAAACGCGTCAGCCGGATCGCGATGCTTTGACGGGTTAGGTCGCGATGGAAGATTAAGCCGATGAGCTAGGCCAATGACGGCATTTTTGGTCAACCCCATCGCGTCACCGATCTGGGTAGCGGTTAGTTTTGGCGTTTGGCCCCACAATTCCCGAAGCCGGTCGCGTGTTTCGTCGGTATGCCAAACTGTTCCCATTCTCAATCCTCACGTTAAATCAATGCAATCAGCCCGAACGCGCACGATGCCGTCAAACGCTGCTAACCTTGATCGTGTCCCGTGATCAGCGACAGCGCCTCGGATTACCGCTGCTATGCTGACCGGCTGATAGCCTGCCATCAGCCACGCATTGAGCGGCGCTAGGTCGCCTCGCCATGTCATAGGCCACCCAGTAGCCGCAAGGACCCATCCGAGCCACCCAGCCTCGTATGAGGCGGCGGATAAGCCGTCTGTGTCGGGCAGCCCTGCCAAAAACTCATCAAGCCCCCACGGATCGGCTGATAGGTCAGTCGGAGGCTCGTCACGATACCTCTGTTGGTTAAGCCACGTTGCCGCCATGGGCCGCATGGTAGGGTCTGGTGCCGCTACCGTGTTTTCCAGCCCATCCATTATGTCGTCAAGCGATGCCGTGCGCCGCGCCTTGTGGAACGCTTGTATGGCCGTTTGACGCGGGTTGTTTGGTCGGTGCATTTTCGCCCGCCACGCAGGCCAAAACGTCTCGTCAAACTCCGCGCATATCTGCGCATCGGTCAAGCGCGGCCTCGGTTGAACTGGCGCGAAAAACGTCATCTGTCCGGCGGTTTGTCCGCTCATTTCATCCTCCGTGGTGCCGCCAGCCTTCCGACCGGCGGCAGTTGGATCAATCGGAAGTTTCGTCCATATCAGGGAAATGAGCATCCCGTTCAAACTGCAACGGGAGTTCCTCGGGAACCGGATCATCGACAGTTGCCATATTTTTGGTCGCCTGTCGGTAATAGGTAGGCTTCAATTCAATCCCGATGCCACGGCGTCCAAGCCTGACAGCCCCATAAACCTCGGAACCAACACCCATAAACGGCGTAAGCACGATTTCGTTCGGGTTGCTCCACAACGTCACCACACGCTCGATAACGTCCAATTGAAGCGGATGAACGTGCTTTTCATCATCCTCGTCTTTGGCCGACAGGAACGGCAGCACTCGACCGATGCGAATGTCATCCCAGAATGCCGACGCGTATTGCCGCCAAATCCAATGAGAATATCGGTTTTCAATTTGGTTTCCCGTCCACCCTCGATATTTCAGAATGTTCGCGGGCGGCAACCGCTCACCGGCATACTCGGTTAGGCCGATGGGATGCGTGATGGGAATTTTGTTTTCGCCATCACGACGAAACACCAAAAGATAATCCGCCGATGCCACGCTGCACCGGCTGCTATCCTCGACAAGAGACCGATGCGCAAGGTTTTTTGCCATAGTCCGGTTACGAACCGCTAAAGGCTCTTTCCACACCGCATATCGGGCAATGAACTTCCACCCGTGTTTGACATGCAACCGGATGATGTCCCCCGGAAAATCGATCAAATGATCGGTCCCGCTGTTCCCGCTGGGCACATCCATGCAATGCACCGCCGTTTGACGGCCCGGCATCGTCAACCGGGCAAGTTCCTTCACGACAAACTCATAATGCCGGAAAAATTCGTCGTAATCCAAGCAATTGGATATGTCCCGGTCGGAACTAGAATATTGAAAAAGCCCTCCAAATGGCGGGGAATAACAAGAAAGCCCAATCGAAGCGGATGGCATTTTCATCATAACCTCGATGCAATCGCCATTATAGATTGCAAACCGTGGGGTTATTTGTTGGTCAATTACAGCCATGACGGCATCTCCTCTTGTTGATTAAACTGAATTGAACGGTCCACCGCAATAGCATCGTTCATGTAGGTGACCAGTTCCGAGAACATCCGGTCTGCCGCAATGCTTTTACGCTGTAGGTTGGAAAGAATAGACTTTTCACCTTCGGTTGTGATGATGTCCGAGATTACGGGTAACTTTTGCCCGAACCTCCAACACCGTCTTATGCCCTGGTAATACTCCTCGAACGAGTGCGTCGGAAACGACACGGAATGAGCACAGTGTTGAAAGTTTAACCCCCATGCGCCGATCTTGCCTTTCGTCACCAAAACCCGAGCCTGACCGGACAGGAATGCGGCAAACTTTTCCTCCTTCATGTCGTCGCTGTCTTTTCCCGACACCTGAACACTATCTGGAATAGACCGCTCCAATAGATCGCCCTCGTCGTTCAAATGGCACCACACGATAGCGGGCTTGCCCGTGCTGTTGACCAACTCCGCAGCGGCCCGGCATCGATCCGGCAGCGTCCTTCGCCGCTCCTCGCGCTGCTCATGTAACCCCACGGCAGGAAGCGCAAACAACATTCCATCCGGCAACTGAGTAGTGTCCACAAAATGTTGACGCTCAACCAACGGCGGTAATGCAAATTCGGCATCGCTGAAACCAAGGTCGGAAGGTCTTCGTGTGGCGCGTGCCCACGAGCAAACCCACTTCCAAAACGGCACCGCCGCATGGCCTTTGAACCGCCACTTTGCCGCCTCATCCAATTGTGCAAACGATTTCCCGCGATGCCGGATGACATTTGCTTTGATAGAGTTCCCTTGGTCATTTTTGAAAAACCTGGACAACATGTCCATATGGCCAAGGTAGCCCAGCGCCTCGCTACTGGTGCCCAGTTCAATGTATTCGTTTGGAGCGGCTGTCGCCGTGCACAGAAGGCGATACCGCTGGCGTCGCATGAATTCCATGATCTGCGACCGGCGAACCCCGTCAAACGATTTCAGGATTGAGCTTTCGTCACACACCGATCCAGAAAACGCGTCAGGGTCAAAATAATGCAACCGCTCGTAGTTTGTGACCGTGATGCCGGGGTGCACTGTCCCGTCGCGCGACACCCTCGCCTCTATCCCAAATTTATGCGCCTCGGCCACAGTCTGACCAGTTACAGCCAAGGGCGCTAAAATCAACACGGGTCGGTTAGTGTGGCGGACCACATTTTCCGCCCAGGTCAGTTGCATCAGCGTTTTGCCAAGGCCGCAGTCGGCAAAGATTGCGCCCCGGCCTTTCAACACCGCCCATTCCGTAAGAGAGGTTTGAAAATCCTTCATACCATCTGGGCAAAAGTTCATGCGGAACCCGTCGTTAGTTCCAACCTGAGCCTTCCCCTCTAAAAATTGAGCATAGTCCGACAAGCTCGTTCTCCTTGTTTTTAGTATTGGTTCCGTTGGTCGTTTTTAGGCCCCATATCGTGAAACCTATTTGCCAGTCTGTCAAACGTTAATATACCGATATCCCGCCCGTCGTCGTCCGCCTCCCGCATTTTCATCGGGATAATCTCTGTTACATTTCGCACGCCGTTGGGGTATGGGTCACGGGCCTCGGCCCATTTCCGCCTAATCTTTGCGAGCACTTCCCGGCCTTTATCGTTGAGCGTGTCAGGTTCCTCGGGCGGGGATGGGTCTAGGTATAAAAACGGGCGGTAAACCCCGAACGCAAAGTGAGCGTGAATTTTCGTGTTCCACGGAATATCCTGCGGCGTCGGGCGCGCGCCCTTGGCGTCTTTTTCCCGCGAGGAATTCGTGTGCATCAGCACGAGAATGCACACGTTCATGTCCTTCGCGCCTTGGTCTTTTAATGCTTTAGCCGACGCTACGGCAGTCCCGAACATCTGGTGCGGCGCGACCGAAAGAAAGTCCGAAAAATTGTCCACGATGACTAGTGCGACGGGACGGCGGGATTGGACCCTGCGGATATCCCCGAGCACCCGCCCAACGGTTGACGCGCCCGTGTCTGAAAATTCAATCGGAATTTCTGCGGCGGCGTTCCGAGCAATCAGCACACGTTCCGCTTGATCCATATCCGCGTCACCACGGGCGATAACGCGGCGTGGGACGGCTGCAAGCCTCGCGGCGGATCGTGTGGCCATCTGTTGAGCCGTCATGTCCCCAAGGCAGATATAAAGCACGCAGGGGCACATCCCTTTTGTCCCCTGGTCTAGCCACCCCTGTCGGGCGTTCGCCGCCACCCCCTCGGCAATCTGTAAAGCAAGTTCTGTCTTCCCGCCTTCGGAAGCGCCGACCATATAATTAAGGGTGTTTGGCCCTATGCCACCGCCCATCACACGGTCAAGGCACGGCAATCCGGTGCTTATCAGGCGACCAACGCGGCCCGCTGCCACATCTTCCATGCGGTCGATGACCTCATGGACGGCATCGGCAAATTGGACGTTCCCACGCCGTTGAACCGTTCCTGGCGACGCCTGGGATACAAGCAGGTCGATATCATCTGCCGCTCGCGTAGCCGTCGCGGCCCCGTCTACCGCCTCGTCAATACCAAACGCGCTTTCGACCATCGCGGTTCCAACGCGGATCAATTCCCGCCGAAGCCAGCAATCGTAAATCGCGCGGCCATACTCCGTGGCGTTAATGATGCCGACCATCGCGGACATAAGTTGCGCGAGGTAGCGCGTCCCGCCGACGTCATCGAGCACGCCAGAGTTTTCAAATTCGGCCTTGAGCGCGACGGCATCAGCAATTAACCCAGCTTCAATTCGGCGCTGAATGGCGTGGAAAATTCGGACGTTGATCGGATCGGCAAAATGCGCGGGCGTTAGGAACGATGCCACCCGGTCATAGGCGATGGAGTTGGACATGATTGCCCCGAGCAGAGCCTGTTCCGCCTCGATGTTGGCCGGGGGAAGTCGCAGGCTCGCACCGAGCAACGGGCTATCCGTGCGCGGTTGGTATCGTTGGTCCATGTGGTTTCCTTTGCTTCCAGCCGCTTCCGGGCTGGTATTAGCGCCCGGTTATGCGCTCGACGCAAGCGCGGATCGGGTCCGGAGTTTGGGTTTATGCGTCACCGCGCCGGGCAGTTCTTCGACCGTCACCAATGTTGATCCAGCCCCGCGAGGCGCTGGCGATTGCCGCAACACCAACTCAATATGGTCGGATGTGTCGTCATCGATGATCCCTAGACCGTTGGGATGCGTCGGGGATGGCGCGCAAAGCACGTCAAGTAACCCCTTGCATGACGCCGCCAAATTGTCAGGGTCTAGTCGCCCGGCGCTGCACCGCTCCACGGTAATCCGAGCGCGGGCAAACGGTGGGTGGGGGAAATAGCGCGGCCCCCCAATCCCAACCATCACCTCGTTGGCCAGTCGCGTTTTGTCGCTGCGCTTCACTGCCCAATGTTTCCGGTCCCTGACGTTCAGGCTTTCGGTCGCGAATGGGAGGACAAACGACAGCGACCGCATCACATTCCCAACGAGCGCTTATAGACATCAAGCAGCGTTTCCATTTCCGCGACCTCGGCATCGTCCTTTTTGCGCAGCGAGATCAGTTGGCGAAGAACTTTCACGTCGAAACCTGCGGATTTAGCCTCCGCGTAAATGTCTTTAATATCAGCCACTAGGTTTGAGCGTTCCTCCTCCAACCGCTCAATGCGGTCCACAATGGAGCGTAGCCGGTCGGTTGCCACTTCGTCCGACGTTGCCGTGCGGCGGCGGTTGTTTAGGGCGTCGTGAATGTGCCCCACGTCTTCGGCTGAAACTTGCATCGTCATTCTTTCATCCCAGCGGGAAACGGCGGCGGCGGTTCGACGTGCGTCACAACTCGTAACCCACAAAACATGCGGGGGGAGCCTGACACGTCGCTAACGTATGTGGTCCCCGTTGCCGACCGCAGTTGCCCGCGCAACTGGTCTGAAATCGGCGGAACGTTTTTCCACCTGATTATAACCGTTTTTGCCATTTTAGCGTCCTTGGGGTTACAGGCCGGAGCCAGCGAAGCGGTGATCAACGCCAGCGCAGATAAACGCTGTGTGGCCTAGGCAATCGTCGCAAATGCGGTTCCCCGGCCCAAACGACAGGAACATTGAAGAGCACCCTCCAAGGCATCGGCGCATCGCCTCGGTCGATACCTGCGGCTGCACATCTTCATCATGACGTTCAACGCGCTTCATTCGCGCAACGGTCTTGTCAGGTGGTGGGATATCTCCTGACAGACGCAAGCGCTTAATGACCGCCTCAATGGCCTTGATCGAACGGGGCGCGCCATCGGCTGCAAGCGCCGCCGCTATGTCGCGATGCGGCGTTTTGTCGGCAACAAATTGGGCAATACGCCGGTCAAACTCCACGTCTGACTTACACAGCACCAGTTTACCAGCATCATTCCGCTGCGCCGGATACAACGCGTAATCAGGGACGGGCGGCAGATATTCAGGAAGCCTGCCCATTTTCCGAAATTTGGACACCCGGTCGTCGAGAGCGTAAAGCGTTAGCGTGTATCCCTCATCGGTCATCGCCTTAAATATCTCAGCGCGGCTTTTGCCTGACTTGTGATGGGCAATGATGCGTTCATCGCGCGCTTCAATGCTGGCTCGCCATCCTGTGTTTTTTGTCATGTTCGCTCCCCTCGGTTCATGGTTTGTCGGGCACAAAATCCTCGTAGGACACCTGCCCATCTGTTGCGTCCTTAATCTGCTTGGCTTGCGCCAATGATGGCGGACGCTCTAATCGCGCCCACCGGCTGATTTGCGACACGTCAAAGCCGGAAATCTCGGCAAATTGAACGTAGGTCATCCCGATCCCTCGGAGATATTCTGTCAGGTTCATATCCAAAGATTGGCAAGGCGATGCCGAACCGTCAACCTATTTTTGCTGGCCTGACAAATTATCGGTTGACGGACGTTTGCCCATCCGGCAATCTTACGTCAGCAAATGGAGACGAACCGATGACAAAGTTGGATGCATATAAAGGGATAGAGACGCAAGCGGCAGATAACGCGTTCAACGCCTACATTGCCCGAATGGGAGCCTCAATGGGCAAGGCAATTAAAAAAACCAAGGACCATAAGTTTGGAGCAAATATCGCCGCTTCAAGAGCTGCATGGGATGCCGCACAGAAACCCGGCGCGGATGTTCTGTCAGTTTACGATGCGGCGTTTAACGCGGCATTTACCAGTCTGACCGCGCGGTTTGATCCCACTGCCGAAGAAATGCTGGCCTATGAACGGAGCATTGGACAATGAGCGGCGCGACTGGACGCCGGATGATGCCTGATCGCGTTGTTTTCGGGTCGGGAGGGCAATGTAGTGTTTCCGGCATTGCCATGCCTCACGAGGATTATATTCGGCCATTATCTAATGGTGAACGACATTTAGGACGTTTTATCGTTCCGCCATTTCAGCGTAGCCTTGTTTGGACGATAATTCAAAAGTCTAGATTGATTGAAAGTATTTACATGGGTCTACCGATTGGTTCTATTGTTTGGAACCAGACTACCCATGACAATATGTGCGACCAATGGCTTTTAGATGGTCAGCAACGTGTATCTGCTATCTGCGGATATTTGGCGAGCGAATTCTCAGTTCGAGGGTGGTTTTTCAGTGATTTACCAGTGATCGAACAGCGCCATTTTCAACGGATGGGCATTGGTGAATTGGTGACTAACATCCCAACGGAAGCGGCGTGCCGGAATATTTATAATCGGCTTGTTTACGGCGGAACGCCTCACGAACCAAAGGAGATATGCCAATGAGCGCCGTCGTCAAATGCCCGTGTGCGGCGTGCGACGGTGAAGGCTGGAAGGAAGTCCCGCTTGCGACGTTCGCCGCTGATTGGACGTCACATACCAAGCGACTGCGGTGCGACGATTGCGACGGGACTGGCGAGGTTATCGCCGAGTGCCAGCACCCCAAATGCAATCGGTATGCGGCAGTTGACTGCCGACAGAACCCCGGACCCGATGGGCACTATGATGACCGATATCTATGCACCGAGCATTACGCCGATTGGCGGTCAACGTTTGATGACGAATTGTCAGAAGCCGTCGCAGACGTTGAACGCGACGTGCGTGCGGCTGAGGCGGAATTTACACAGGCACGAGGCACGCAATAATGACCGACACCAAGCCGCGCACGCGGCACCCATCGGCTAACATCCCGTTAGAGACGGTGGAGGAATTGAATTTCCGGCTTTACCTGTCACGGATGGAGCCGCCGATGACGCCGGAGCAAAGCGCGCAATCGGTTTACGTGTCGTCTGACAGGCATGGCAAGCCGGTTACGCAAGACGACGCATCACGGCGGCGACAGGCCAAGCACCAGTTGGCGCTAACCCGCGATTTTCTGCGCATCGCCGTCGATATGCACCTGATTGCGCGCAGTTGGCCTGATCCACAAACCACCGAGGATGACGCACAATGAACCCTCTATCTCTGATTATCCGGTTGCCGACCGTGTTCCAACAGGCTGGCTGGAGCTATGAACGAACAGCGGCTGAGGCGGTAACTGCGGCGAACGCGCTTAACCAAGCTGTGTTTGCCGCTCACGACGGCGGCGTTGTGACGGTTTACCCGAGTTCAACCGATGTTGATGTGGCGTTGGCGCTGTCCATTGCCCGATGCACGCCGATCCCCGCCGACTGCCGCGCTGCCGCCACCAACGCGGGGATTGCCGTCAAAGACCACAACGGGCTGGGAGATCGGGGAGCATGACCGTCTATCAATTCCGTTCTCCATCAGCCCGTAACGCGGTGTATGCCGCCTACGAAACTGCCCGCGACGACATTCCAGCGGACAACCGCATCTTGAATGCGGCGAACCAAATATCCGCGATGATCCAAAACGGTGATTTCGACGCTCTACCACCGCACACGCTGCGGATGCTGGAGCACCTGCCGCCAGCGCTGGCCGAGATTGCGGGGAATGTGTTCACGCTGCGGAAATTGGCCGAACGCTGCGAAGTGGTCGATCTGCGGCAGTGGTCCACCGGACAACGAGGGGATAACAAATGAGCGACATCGACCAAACCGAGACGCTGAGTTCTCTGCCGCCGATGATCCAAACGGCTGGCGATGTGGCCATCCGACCGCCTGAGACGGTGCCCAGCGCCCCCACAAACGACGCAGCTATGGTTCTGTCGCTGATGACGCAGCTCGTCATGTCGGGCGATATGACGGGCGAAAAGGTGGCGGCGTTGGAGCAGTTGGC